AGCTAGCATCGCCCAAGAGGATAGTGCTCCCATCGGCTGTCCCACTGCATACTTAAGTATTGCAGAGACACCAAACTGGACGCTATGAAGCGAGTACTCGATCTCCGTTAGGAGACGAGCCCAAGCATTCGCCACTGTTGGCCCTATCATTTCTGACAGGATAGCGATCTGCAACTTTAACGGTAATCGGTCCGTAGCTGCAGTTAGATCTAAGGAATAAGATTCCTTAAATCTATCAGCATGATTTGCTAGTGGGCCTATTTGATTAAAAGTTCCATCTTGCTCAATGTGAGACAAGATCTGGAAAACCATTCTATGAATGGGATCCAGGAGGATCTGAAACCACGTTGGCGCCATAGCAAACAGTCGAACTTTACCTGCGGCCTCTTCTTTTACTCCGATCTTACCTAAGGTACGCATCGGCTTAAAGTAATGAGCAACCTTCTCGGCTGCTTCAAAAGCTTTAGTAAAAGGAGCATTCACAGGGAAAAGCTTGAAGAAAGTTTTAAAATCTGCGTAAATAGGAGAACTCATAATTGTTCTCACAGTTCGTAACATTAAGAAAGGATGAGATGATACCTGAATACCTTCATGGTCCGTTCCGGCAGCCGATTTGGCAAGCCACAACGGTTTCAGCTCTGCATACAGACCTAAAAGGTGTGCATACATAGCGGGTCGGCCTGGGGTGATAACCCTTTTAAGACCGCCAATCCATGTAACTCCCCCATCTCTGAGGGATGTAACTTTATGCAGCGGTAAAGCCGCAATAAAGGATGGTATTAGGGGAACCAAATCATTCATAATAAATGATTCGGACCCTGAGAAAGGGTTCGTAATAGAACCGAATCTCAGTTTCCCTTCAAAACTTAGGATCCTGTATAGACCAAAAACGGTCTGATAAAAACGCAGGATTCCAGGTTCATTACCCAAAACTCTGATTCTATCCGAAGATAGAATCAACCTCGGATACCCTTTATTGGTTCGGGATACCCGACATCCGAGTCTAGAAGTGTCTTTAATTTTATGTCCAGCAAGCGCCTGCGTGAGGCACACGTGGCAAGCTTTTAGGTAGATGACAAGTCCCCTAATCCCTTGCTGCTGTCCGAGTGTTGAAATTCTTTTGAATATAACAACTATAGCTCGTACTCGCGGTCCGGTAACAGACAACCCAATGGGAGAAAGTAATCTAATGAATACTTTAACCCACCAAGTTCCACCTTTTACGATGGACATGGCATTAACATCAGCGGATTTAATTCTTACCGGTGAGAATAAGTCAATAATTTTATAAAGTATTGGTTTAATCATCATCGTAAGTATATCTTTACATAACAGGATTATCCACACCTGAGCCTCTTCGGCTTGGGTCCCCCCCTGGTAGAAGGGACCTGTAGGTAAGGTACCTGCGAGTGCCTATGCGCTTTCGCACACCGAACTCTTCGGTTCGTTCTCTAAGTTGGGGTCTTGTAAGGAGGGAGAGGGAAACCCAAGTGGTTCCACCCATAACCTATTAAGTACCATTGATGGAGCCATCCAAAAGGAGCAAAGAGGATTATTATAACCTCTGCCTCAATATATTAAAGTCCTTTATTCTTTATTCAGGACAGGGAGTTTAACCCCATATACCTAGGTCGTTTCCTATTCTAATGGAAGACTAGATCAAGTGGTACGTTTTACGGTTACTGCGCCTCCGCAACCAGTTTCCTGGAATGCGGGCTTTCATTGAAAGTATTCCCAGTATCCAAACGTCCATTCAACGTCGAGCGATCCCGTTCCCCGTCGGGAACAGGTAAATCATGAAAGGTTAATCTTCAGTTTCCTCATCTTTCGACAAGGGCTGCAGCCAGCTGACTAAGCTAGGTTGTAACCTTCTTGGAAGCATTGAGTTGAACAAGAATGGCCCGGTCTGC